AGGGCGAAGATGGCGCACGCGCCCGCCACGAGCAGTGCAAGGAGGCGGGCGTCGTCGCGCATCAGGCGGCCCACCGCTCGTACTTCGGGGCCTTTGCGCTTCCGGTGCAGCGGAGCACCTGACCGCGCGGCTTTTCGGCACGGAAGCTCACGTGGACCCATTGCGGCTCCTTCGCCGTGCCGTACTCCCAGATGAGCTGGTCGAAGGGCAGGGTGAGCCGGATGTAGTGGAAGATCGCCGCGTTCGTGATGGTAGGCTTGGCGAGCGCCTTCACGTCGAGGTCGGCGGCCTGCCCGAGCGCGTGCTGGCTGGTCTTCGACGCCCCCGGCGTCTTGGCGTTGAGCGCGGCCGAGCGGTAGCCGGACGTGACGGGGATGGGATGGCCGAAGTGGTCGCGCAGCGGCTGGAGGATGTGCCACGCGAGGGCGCGCAGGTTCGCTTCGTGCCCGGGCGTCGGGTCGTTGGCGATGCCGAGCCTGTCGGCGCGTGCGGAGCGGGTGAGTTCGGCGCGCGAGAAGTTGGGCGGCCATCCGGCGGGGAGCGTCATTCACCGCCCCCCTTCGCCGCGCCGACGATGGCCTTCAAGGGTCCGATGAGGGCCTTGAGCGCGCCGGTGACGAGCTGGCCGCTCCAGATGGTCGCGCCCAAGAGCACGAGGCCGACGCCGACGTAGAGCCGGATGCCTTCGGCGTGCGGCACGACGAGGTACACGCCGAGGCCCGCGATGAGGACGCCGAGGATGGTTTTCTGGACCATCACGCCGAAGCGTTCGGGCGGCACCTGCTCCAGCTTCACCGCCTTCTGGATGTGCGTCTGGACCTTCTCTTTCGCGGTCATCGCTTCTCCCGTGGCTTGCAGAAGCTGTCGGCGGCGGCGGTGGCGTCGGCGCAGAGGATGAGCTTGATGGTCACGACCTCCTCCTCGATGCGCTCGATGCGGCCGATGAACCCGCCGACGGCGTAGGCGAGGGTCGCGGCGCCGATGAGGAGCCAGTACACGGGCTTCACGGCGGCGATGGCGGCGCCGATGGTCGGCAGGTCGCTCGGGTCGGGCGGCGGGGTCATCGCTACAGCTCCTCCGTGAAGGCGAGCGCGACGCGGCGGAAGGTCGCGTAGGGGTATTCAAGGCGGGTGAGTTCGCGCGGCACGGCGAGGAAGCTCGTCTCGGGCAGGAGGTCGGCGGTGGCATCGGGGCGCAGGACGACGGCGCACTGGCCCTTCGCGCCCAGCTTCCGCATCGCGCGCAGGATCACCCCGACCGCCTCCGCGTCCTCCAGTTGGTCAATCGTGAAGCGCGTCACGCGCCGGATGGGCCGTTCGTCGTGGATGCCGTTGCCCGCGTCGGCGTAGCGCGTGGTGGAGTCGGACTCGTGCTGGATGTCCGCGCCGCCGATGAAGTTGACGCTCGGCTCCACCGCGCCCGCGATGACGAGGCGGTGCAGGTCCACGTAGCCGTCCGCGTTGTCGGGGTCGGAGATTTGCACGCCCCAGTAGCGGCCCGTGAAGTCCGCGTCAAAGACGTGCAGGAGCGGGAGGTTCAGGTTCTCCGCCGTCTCCGCATCCCAGCCAGCGGGCCACGCGTCGAGCCAGCCGGAGTCGTAGTAGCTCTCGCGCATCTCGTCCATCGTCTGCTCGCCCTCGGCGACGACGACGTGGGTGAAGGCGAAGATTCCATTGACCTCCGGGCCTGTCAGGTAGAGGCGTTCGCCGCTCCACGCCGTCGCCAGTCCGCTTGCGGGAGTGGATGACGCTGCACTCGCCGATTCCGTCGCGCCGTTGATGCTTCGGCCCGCCAGCACCGCACCATCGGCCCGCAGGACGCCACGCGCTTCGAGTAGGTCGCCGAGGACTCCCGCAGAAGCACCTACCGCGGCCGTCACCGCCGCGTCCACGTTGTTGTCGTGAAACACCGAGACGTTTCCGCCAGCCGTGTTGTACAGCAGGAACCGAGGGGCTGAGCCCGCCGCACTGACAAAAGAGACATACCGAGGAGTGAGCGCGTGGTAGCGATTGCCACGCTCCACCCCCCTGACATACACGGTCAACGCTTGCGGCGGCGCGGTGAACGGGAAGTAGAGGCCGTCCGCACTGCGCGTGACCGTCGTGCCCTCGGTCTTGATGTACGAGGACGGCACGGCGGCGTCCTCGGCTTGGGCGCCCCAGGCGTAGACGGTGCCGGGTGTCGCAGCCGCGTTGCCGGTGTAGATGTAGAACAGATTGCTGTTCGCCGCGACGACGCCTGCTGCACTAAACAGGATGCGGTACCAGCCATTCGCCAGCGACTCGACGGGGTAGATGGTGCCGCTGCCGCTCGCGGTTGCGAGTGACGGCACACCCCCCGTCCACGTGACTCGCACGAGGTGTCGGTGTGCTAGGGCGGTGCCGTCGTAGATGGAGAGGTTGACTCTCGTGTCTCCGGTTCCTTCCTTGAGGTACACGGAGTAGCATTTCTCCGCGTCGCCGGTGAACGTCACGGTCCGCACGACAGCCTGACCAGAAGCCGAGCCGTCCCCTACCAGCAGGTCCGCTGTGAGCGTGCCGTCGGGTGCGATGGTAGCGTTTGACGTGACGGTGAGCCCAGCATACTTCGTCCAGCTCGCGTCACCGAACTCCTCGCTGCGGATGCAGAGGTTCGTCCGCGCAGGCTCCAACAACAGCGTGCGCTCGCCGTTCAGCCAATGCCCGTCACGCGGCACGCCATCGGCCGCCGTCCGTAGCACGCCCGCGCGGTCCACGTAGGTCGCGGTGCCGGTGCGCGCGAACACGCCGCCACGCGCCGCGATGTCCTCGCCCGCGATGTAGCTGAACAGGTCGGTGGACTTGCGGCCCGTCACGCGCCACTTGGCCGCCGAGGACAGCGTGTGCTTCGGGATGGCGACGAGGCGCACGGCGCGGTCTTGCCCCAAGTCAATCCCGAGCCGCGTGTCGATTTCGGCGGCGGACGATGACCGCGCGATCGTCCAGAGGCGGCGGTCCTGCAGGTTGGTCAGCGGATTGCCCGCCTCCCACGTGCCGCTCGCGTCGAAGGTCGGCGTCTGCAACACGCCGACATCGCTGTAGATGGGGGTGCCGATGAGGACGTTCGCCATTCGTCAGTACCAGCAAGTGAGGGTGATGGTCCGCTCCGCCGCGTGCGGTTCGATGCCGAGCACGCGCACGAGCACGCCGCCGGACAGCCCGAAGCGCGGGTGCGTGAGCGTGCCCACGTCGCCGAGCGCCACCGCCGCGAAGTCGTCGAAGGGCACGGTGACTTGGAAGGCGTTCCGCTGCGTGCCGCGCAGCGTCTGCCGCCGCGTGGCTTCCGCCGCCGCGTCCGCTTGCGTCGTGTAGCAGGTGTCCTCGACCACGGAGGTCGCGAGCTTGTGCGCGGTCAGCACGCTCGGGGCGTCGACGACGGCCTCGCGCCACTCGCGCCCCAGGTCCGCCTTCCGCGCCGCGCTCACCGCGCCCGCGACGCCCTCGCGCTGGACCGTGTAGTTGCGCGCATAGCGCAGCGTCGTGCGCGTCGTCGGGATGGCGACGAGCGCATCGGAGGACGGCACGCGGTCGAGGCCCAGCACCTGTTCCGCGCGGATCGTGAACGTCGGCGAGCCGGAGGGGGCGGCCAACTGCTGCACGCGGAAGCGGCCGAGCGCGTCCACGCCCCACCACGCGCCGACGCTCTGCGCCAAGCGGTCGAGGCACTCGGCGACCGTCTCCGTCCCGCGCACGTAGAGGCCGCACTCGCCGTCGTCCGCCGTGTCGAGCGCGGTGAAGTCGGCGGCGACCCAGTCGCTCGACGTGTAGCCCGCGTCGGTGAGCACATCCAACATCAACTGCGCGGCCGTGCGGTCGGCGGCCGTCGCGCCGTGCGTCACGTCGGCGGTGACCTGCCCGAACGGGATGCTGCCGAGGCGGATGTAGGTGCCGGTCGCCCCAATACGCACCGCGTATGTGCCCGGCGGAGGAGCGAGACTGTCATCCTCTAGGTCCGCATCGGAGGCATAGGATTTCGTCGTGACGAGCGAGACGGTTTTCCCGCCTGAGCCGAACACCCGGATGCGCGACCCGTCGAAGGTGCACGCGCGCGCGGTGATGCCGGTGAGGGTCAGAGTTTTCCACGTGGCGCCGCGATCGTAGGAAATGGTCGGAGACGAGGTGCCGCCGATGGCAACGAGCGTATAGCCATCGTCCGCAATGTCATCCTTGCCCGCACCCGTGCCGTCGGTGCGCGCGAGCCACGTCACGCTATCCAAGCTCGTGAGCACCACGCCGGAGTTCCCGGTGATGACCCACCGCCCCGAGATGAAGCGGACCGCCGTGAGGTTCGAGGCCGTGCCGGACGTGCGCGCCGTCCACGTGATGCCGTCGTTCGACGTGTAGATGACGCCGCCCGACGCCACCAGCACGAACAGGCCGTCGGCGAACCAAATGTCCTGGATGCGCTGTGTGAGGCCCGATGCCGTCGCGTCCGCCCAGCTTGTGCCGTTATCCGTCGAGTAGCGGAGCACGCCGCTTTCTCCACCAACGACGAGCGTGCCCTTGCCGAACGCGGCACACCGCGCCTCGTTGCCAATCGTGGCGAAGCCGCCCGTCGGGTCTTTCTCGGTCCACGTCGTGCCATCCGGCGAGGTCGCGCACGTGCCGAGGAAGTCGGAGCCGCCTCCCGTGGTCTTTTGCCCGACGGCGACGAAGTACCCCGCCTCGGAAAACCATCGCACTTGCCGCACGCCAGCGGCGCCAACGTCTACCGTTTGATCGAACGCGCTGGTGCGCCCGGTCCACGTGGAGAAGTCAGGGGAACTGTAGAGCGCGGGCTGCGGGAAACTTGGAGCGTTCGTGCCAGCCTCGCCGACCACGTACACGTCGAGCAACGGCGAATAGGCGAGGCCAGCCACGCGCGCGTCCGTCGCCTGGGCGCGGAGATTGCTGATGGTGGCTGGCGTGTTCGGCTCCGTCACCGACAGCAAGGTTCCGGAGTCATACACATCATCCACCGACGCCACCGCCTTGTCGCTCACGTGGTAGATGAGCTTCTGCGCGTTGACGAGGGTGAGGGGCACGTTCCGCACGGAGCCGTAGACGCGCGGCTTCGCCACGCCCTCCAGCTCGCTCTCGCCCTCCAGTCCGGCCGGCGGCACGTTGTCGCCGGCGAAGGTGTCCGTCTGGAGCGGCGTGCCGAGGGCCGCGACCGCATCGCGCACGCGCAGCACGAGCGTGTCGCGCCGCACGTCGAGGCGTTCGATGGTGCCGGTGAACACCGTCGTGAAGTCGGCGTAGGCGTCGCTCGCCAAGCCCGTCTTGACCGTCACGCTCCAGCCGTCCCACGCATACGCGGCCCACGCATCCAGCGCGCCGTCGCCGTTCTCCAGCACGAGGTCGCCGACGCTCGGCTGCACCAATCCGAAGCGGATGCCCTGCACGCGGCGGCGCACCGCCAACGCCTGCCGGAGCACTGGCATAAACACCGTGCTCACGGGCGTCTCGGCGGGCGTCGTCGCATACGGGCCGTCCGACACGTAGAACGTCCGCGCCGTCGCCCCCGCCACGTCGTAGCAGGTCAGCGTGACGAGGGTGCGCGTGCGCCCCGCCATCAGTAGGCGTACCCGCCCGAGGGGGCATAGACCATCCCGCCCGACACCGTGACGCCCGTGCGGAGCGTGCTGTCGATCTGTTCAAGGCGCGTCACCGCCGCCGCGAGCCGGTCGGCCACGAGCGCGAACCCGTCCTGCAACACGGTGAGCTGCGCCTGCTGCTCGGCGACCAGCGCGTCGCGCAGCTCGTCGAAGCCGCCGTCGGCCGGCTCGGGCGTCTCGAAGTCGCCGCTGCCGTCGCCCGTGGGACCGCCACCGCCGCCACCGCCGGGCAGGGGCAGCGTGCCGTCGGCCCCGAGCGTGGCGATGAGGCCCGCGAGGTCGGCCTGCACGCGCGCGAACTCGTCGGCGTAGCGCGTGGAACTCGCGAACATCGCGCGGCTGGCGTCGAGGAGCGTCCGCGCCGCCTCGGGCAGCGAATCGATCGCCGACTGGTCGCCGCCTTGGGCGAGGGCCAAGATGGCGTCGTACTGCCGCCGCGCCTCGGTCAGTTGCTGCGAGGGCGAGAGCGGGGACTGGCCGGAGAGGGTGAGCGAGTCGGCGAACGCCTGCAGCGAGGACGCCTGCCGCTCGCGCACGAGGGCGCGCTCGGCCTCGACCTGTTCCTTCACGGCGTCCACGTTCGCGGCGTAGGCGTCCTCCAGCGACGCGAGCTGCGCGAGCAGCTCCTGCAGGCGATTCGCGATGCCCAGCTCTTCCCACGTGAGGCCCCCCTGCTGGAGCGCGGCGAGCTGGTTCAAGACACCGCGGCGGATGCCTTCCAGCGTGCCGTCGCCGCCCCGGTAGCCGGCCGAACCTGCCGCGTTACGCGCGAGGGCGTTGCGCTCCTCGAGGAGCGCCCGCGCCTGCCGTTCCTCGGGCGAGAGCGTGCTCGCGAGCGCGCGCTCGGCGAAGTCGGCGATGCTCGCGGCCGACGCCTCCATCGCCGCCGTGAAGCGGCTCGCGCCGTCCAGCAGCTCGGACACGAAGCCGCCCACGAGGCCGACGAAGAGCCCGCCGCCGAGCGTGCCCGCCAAGCCGCCGCCGAACGTCTCGCGGAACTTGGTCGCCACCGTCTCCGAGAACGTCGCGCCCAGCGTGTCCATCACCTCGCGCGCGAACACCTGCCCGAGCGCGTCGCGCCCCAAGTCGGCGAAGCGCGAGAAGAAGCCCTCCAGCGAGCGCACGCCGCCCTTCAGGAAGTCGCTCGCGAAGTCGGCCAGCAAGAGCTGCGTCTGCTCCGTGAACACGCGGGCGGATTCGGCGAGGTTGTCCACGCCGTCGCCCAGTCCGGTCACCACGTCGCCGAAGTTGATGACGGCCTCGGTGCCTTCGCCGATGAGGTTGTTGAACTCGCCCGTGTAGAGCGCCTCGCGCGCCCTGGCATTGACCAGTTGCGCCGCGGCCTCGGCGTCCTGCCGCGTGGCGAAGGCCGCCGCCGCGTCGCGCGTGAACTGGGCGAGGAACTGCCGGTAGTTGGCGTCAAACTGCTCCGGCGACACGGCGCCGGCGACACGGGCGTTCGGCCCCCGTGCGGAGGAGATGATCGGGTCGTTCTCGTAGCGCAGGCGCGGGCCGCGCTGGGCGTCGAAGATGAGTTCGCGGAGCTGTTGGAACCGGGCGGTGCGCTCGGCCAGGATGCGCTCGGCGTCCTCAAGCTGCTTCGGATTGAAGACGATGGAGAGATTCCCCAACGGGTTCTGCATCATCTCGCGGAGGCGGTCAACCTCGCGCTGCGCGGCCACCACGCCGTCCGTGAACGACTCGAAGGGCGTGCCGAGATACGCCTCCTCGGCCTGCCTCGTCAACTCGGCCACGTTGCCGGCGTTCACGATCTTGCGGAGTGCGTCCTCGTACCGCTGCGCGTCCTGCTCGACCTGCTCGGCGGCGCGGCGTGACTCCTCAATCATCCGCGCGAAAAAATCCATGACGACGAGTGCCGCCGTCGCCCCGAACGCGCCCTCGATGGATGCGGCGGCGCTGGAGAGGCCGCGCCCGGCACCGGCGACCTCGCGCTCGGCCTCTTGCGCGTCGCGCGCCACGTCCTTCATCGCGTCGGAGACCTTCTCGGACGACTGCTCGAGGCGGTCGGCCTTCTGCGCCGCGATATCCACCGTGCTGCCGAACTGGTCCACGGTGCGGATGGCGCCCGAGGCGTCCACACGGATCTGCAGGGTGGCGAGGTCGCTCACGGCGTCTCCTTGGGCGGCTGGGCGGCGGCGAGGCGGACGAGGTCGAGGCGCTTCAGCAGGTCCGCGTCCTCGGGCGAGAGCGCGAGGCCGTAGCGGCGCTCATAGGCGTCGAGGTCGTGCAGGGTCAGCGGGGCGAGGCCCATCATCCCCACCCCCCGCCAGCGGTCGAGGTCGAGAAACACGTCCCACAGCCACGCGCCGTCGGCGGGCAGCGGCGGCCCGTCCAAGGCGCGCTGCGCGCTGGCCGAGCCTTTCGCGGCTGCGGCTTCGAGATGCGCGCGGGTCGTCGCCCCGTCCCCGGCACGGCTCGCTAGGCGGAAGTGGTGGTCGGCGTAGGCGACGAGGGCGTCGTCGCGTGCGCGAAAAAACGGGAGCGGTCCAGATAGGCGGCGAGCACCTGCTCGAAGAGCCAGTCGAGCGTCGGTGCGTCATAGAGCGCACGGGCCAGCGCCTCGGTGCAGGCGAGCGGCTGGCCGTCCGCGTCGGTGACGCCCTCCCAGCGCACGGTCGCGCCGGCGAGCAACGCCCGCAGGCGGGCCTCGGTCTCGGCGTCGTCCTTCGCCGCGCCCTTCAGGCGGGCCTTTGCTTCCTTCATCTGGGCCGTGTAGCGGCCCGCGAGGTAGATGGTGATGCCGCAGGGCTCGCCGGTGACGGGCGAGCGAATCTCCACGGCGACCTCGTCCTTCGGCACGATGGCCTTGGCGATGGCGAACTGCGGGGTGGGGCTGGTCATCGAGGCGTGCTCCTCTGATGTGGGGGTGGAACCCCTTCCCCCTGCCGTGGCACGTTTCCGAGCGGGAGGGCTCGGCACGGCAGGGGGTCGGGGCGGGGGGTTACGCGGCGGTGCTGATGGTGATGACGCCGGCGTCGTAGCCCGTGGCGGCGACGCGCGGCTGCAGGTTGATGGCGAGCGTCTCGACGAGCGCCGAGTTGCCGCCCAGCGACTTGCCCACGTCGCCGATCTTCACGGCGGGCAGGTAGAGCGTGAGGTGGCTCTTCGGCTCGCTCTCCGGCTCGACCAGCGAGACGACCATCTCGAACTCGGTCTCGTCGTCGTAGTCGTCGAGGTTGTCGAGGTCGGTCACGAGGCCCGTGATGGTGCCCGTGGCGGTCATCCGGTTGTCGTAGGTGCCCGGCATCGTCACGGAGCCGATGACCTCCGGCCCCTCGGTGGCGATGGCGAAGTCGAGCGTCAGGCCCGTGAGGGTCGTGATGGCCGCGCCCTGGTAGTACAGCACCGCGTCGATGCCGGTGAGCGCGATGGTCGTGTACTCGGTCGGCGATGTGAAGTACGGGGACGCGCCGGTGGCGAGCACCCCGCGGTCCAAGCCGATGAAGCCGAACGTCGCGGTGGCGATGCCGTTCGGCGGCAGGTTCAGCGACAGCGACACGAGGCGGACGCCCTTGAAGAGCTCCGACTGGTCGATGTCCTCGTAGTACTGCTCGATGGTGAAGGTGCGGCGCGTCGGCGTGGTCGCCTGCTTGAGCTTCTTGGCGATGGTCAGCGTGCAGGCCGAGTCCGCCGCCTGCGTGGTGAACGGCGCGCCGTGCACGGTGACGACCGAGCCGGCGATGGCCTTCACGATCGCGTTGACGGAGTTGTTGGCCGCCGTGGACATATTCGTCAGGCGGAACACGTCGCCCACGCGCAGGCCGAACGCGGTCGGCACGGTGGTGCCCGCGAAGGTCAGCGTCGAGGCGTCGGTGACCGTGATGCTGGTCAGCGCCGCGCCACCGTCGAACGTCACGGCCGTCGCCGCCGTCCACGTCGAGCGGAAGAACGCCTCCAGCCACGTGTCGAACGAGCCGACCGACAGCTCGACCTGATACGTGCCCTCGACGCGCTTGGCGCCCAAGCGCATCTTGCCCGCGTTCGCGTCGTTGCGGACCTCCTGCGACTGGAGCTGGCCGCGCCGCAGGTTCAGGCCCGGGCTCGCGATGGTCCGCAGGCGCTCGCCGGTGGACGCGCCGCCCGTGGCCGCCGTGCCCTCGGTCGTCTCGACCTTGTAGTTGATGAGATAGCCGTCTTGCGTATTGGTGGACATCGGGGGCTCCTAGCGGGAGTGAGCGGTGGTGGATTGCGTCTTTCGGGCGT